TTTCTGTCATTTTTTATTTCACCTCCAGTTTCTCTTAATGATATAGGTCAGCGGAATTTAGGAAACGTCCACCCCACATAGACCCTTTTTGTATTTTTGTTCCCTGAACGATCCCGCCAAGATCGCCAGACTTACGGACAGCGGTATCGTCTTCTAGACCATCTACACGCTTTCCAAACTCTTCAAGACTGCCTCTTACTCCAGCAACTTCTTCTGCTACTGTGGCGTGACCCTTTTTAAGGTCTGCAATCTCTTCATTTAGTGACTTAATTGTTGAAACAAGTTCACTCACTGCCTCTGTTACTGAAACCTTAATTTCGTCAACAGCTTTTACAAGCTCAGAATCAGTTGCACTAGCTTCAGCAACAGACTTTTCAACTTCAACGTCATCGGAAGCATCTTCGTCTGCAACATCTTCTGCAGGTGCTTCTTCTGGATCAGCAGACTTAACTACTGTTTCCTCAACAGCGTCAACTGCGTCAACTGACTTTTCTACGGTTTCTTCGGCAGGAGCTTCAGCAGCAACTTCTTCAGCTGCAACTTCTTCAACGGTCTCATCTACTACTGTATTTTCTTCTGACACGTTGTTCTCCTCCTCTATATTGTTTTCTACAATTGACGCATTATTGTCAATCGCTGTTTCAGACGTTTCGCCTGAAGTCTCTGGGGTTTCGGAAACGTCATCAGATTTAGCTAGGTCTGTAACACCAATAAACTTATTTAAAAGTGACTTAACTGTCATAGCCTTCTCTGTATCCTTTGTCTCTACGAAACCAATATTCTTCATGCTAACTTCACATGAAGGGCAACTTGAATCTTCAACTTCTGAAAGTCTGACGAGACCGTCATTCTCACACCAGTAGACATTTTCAAGATCTGCTTTTGCAATTATACCATCAATTTGAGCATCTTTATCAATCTTCTGAATAGACACAACATTTGCAAATTGATTTGCAGGATTGTCTACTAAAGATAGCTCTTGAAGTTCATAATCTTTTACAATTCTAATTGTCTTTTCAACATTCTCATCCCAAGAATTTTCTGCTTCTTTAATTACTCCGCCAATTGAAAATCCTGTTAAAGTTCCATCAAGAACTTTTTCCCAAGTATCTTGAGCACCCTTAGAAATGTAAGCATCTACATAAACACCATTATATATTCTATCTGTGCTCTTGTCAAAAAACTTTTCTTGTCTAAAATTAACTACCTTGCCAACAGCGATTGGCTGGTGCATTTCTCTTAAATTTCCACGGAACATTTCAAAAGCTTTGATGCTAACATCTGTAGGAACAATGTCAGATTGCTTGTCAATATTATCGAGCGTGGCAAATCCAGAAACGGTTCTACGCTCTTCATCTATTTTGGCGATTGGCATAGATAACTTGATATCATCGTTATCTGAAGTCCAATGAGCCTTGTTTAAAGCAGACATCTTATTCCTATTATATATGTATTTTTTATATGTTTATAATATTGTTATATTATAACACTGATCTTCCTTCTCCACCAGGATTTCTTCCTGTTGTGGTAGAAGTTGAATCAGATGCTTCATTAGTTCTTTGTTGATCTCTTTGTCTTGTTCCAGCCATCTGAGCGTTTTGCTCTGCACGTTGTTGAGGGGTCATAACTACTGGAGTATCTCCTTGCGGAATTACTGGCAATCCTAATCTTGGTCTAATGTCATTTGGAACTACAACCTGTGCTCTTAGATATCTTTCATCAATTTGACTTTGAGTATTTTCATCTGTAAGAGTTAGTTCGTTAAACTTTAACAAAAGAATATCCGTCTTTTCTTTAATAAGCTTATTGATTGTTTTTTCTAAATTCTTTTGAGAAGGTCTTGCAACCTGTTCTTTAAAAGTTCTATCTGAAACAAGTGCAGATGCAATTGAACTTCCAGGATCCGATCCTACCTTAGAGATAGGAACTTGATGTGCCATAAGAATGTCATGAACATTTGAAGTTCTATACTTATCAAATGATCCTTCTTGAATACCATTTTCAACTGGCTCCATCTTAAACTCAACCTTGTTGTCTGCAGCATCTCCAGGGAGTGGGATGTAAAGTGTTCTATGATTCTGTCCACGAAGACCAGACTGCAGGAATCTAAATAACTTATCTTCTGCATCAGAGGAAAGCTTTGCACCCTTTAAGGTAACAATATATCTTGGGACAGCCTTATTTTCAAAATAATCAATATTATATCTTGCAGCAAGTTGATCTCCAACAACAGAAGTTGCTGCAGAAACTACATCTGGAACACCATAGTATGTATTTTTTGGACTGTACTTTTTAATATGAATTAGTTCATTTGGTCTTTGATCTGTAGTAACAGGATTTACTGTTTTCTTATCCTGAAAGTTTTTAAAGTAAACTACTCTTTGATTGACAATTTGAACATAACCATCACGAAGTCTTCTTACACGAACAGTTGTTGCTGGAATATGACCAATATAGCCAATCTCTCCAGTGTTCTTTCTACCAATTTCAATGTAACCGTTTCCAGTTGCTTCATAATCTGTCATAGCTTTTTCAAGAACGTGGGTAAAAGTATCTTCGTCATTTAATTCTTCTAGCCAGTTAGTAAGCTCAGACTTTGCTCTTTCAACTTTTCTTTGTGCTCTAACTCTTTGGTTTACATCTTCAATTTCTTCAATTCTTGCCTTTACAATATCAGACATAATGAAGTTGTATCCAAGACCTACTGTGTTCGCAACCTTTGCATTAATTGCAGCATGGTTTGCAAAAGAATTATCAAAGAAGAATGCAAGTTCATCAAGATTGTATGGTGGGAGAACTACATCAAAAAGACCATAGGCTGTAGTGATGTCTTGTTCTGGAAAAAGTTGCTTAGACTTAGCACCATCTTGACCTGTGTAAGCCTTACTCATTCTTGTTATTCTTCTTTTAAAGTTTGCGTCAATTCCATCAAAGTTTTTTACCATATCTGCTTCAAGTAAGAAGTCATCACTTTTATTTGCAGAAGGCTTGTTCTTATCTAAATTGTCTAGTCTTGCAATAGTCTCAGTCATCTCCATGCTTTTTCAGCCCCTTTGCAGCATCCATAAAAGCACCAGTATCAAATTCGTCTGGAATATACCCTTGTGCCATTCTATCAACTTGAACAGAATGTTCTTCCTCTGTTACTCTTGTTACTCCTGGCATAAAAACTGCTTTTCCAGCACCAGCACCATAGTGTGCTGCAGCCTGAGTAATTCTATTAATTGCACTAATATCGTACTTTCTGGCAGGAATGTTCATAAAACTTCCATCGCCATCTCCGAATATTCTTCCATTTTCCATTTTCCAAACATATAAACCGTGTTCAGAAGTATTTTCTACTACCTTTACTTTTGGCTTGTTTGGCATTTTTTGTAAGCCTTCTATATAATCCATGACAACATTGTACCATAAATTATAGCTTAGACCAAATAAGTGTCCCAATCTGCGTCATTTAATATAACAACAGAGTCAAAAGTAACATCAATTATGCTATTATCATTTCCAATTCCTGAAGAAAGACCAGCATATGTATTAAATACAGTCTCTCCATTTAAAGAAAGGATTGTAACTCCAACAGGGTTTTCGTCTAGGGCTATTGCCCAACTAGCAGATGCCCAAGTTCCCCAAGAGTAGTCATCAATATTGTTCCAACTATCATAAGAAACCAATTGCTGTTTAACTGGATCTAACTTTACAAAACTTGCAACATTGTCAACTTTTACTCCTGAATATATCTCTATTTCACCAATAATTCCATCTAGATAGATTGGATACTCAGTCTCATTTGGCTCTATTTCAAAAGATATTGCTATGTAGTTCCATAGCAGTGGCTCTATTACTACTCTACTAACAAGCTTTCCATTTAAAAAGAATTTAGTATTTTTAAGTTCTTCACCAGTATCCGTTTTAAAAATATTAAAGAAAGCTCTCTTTCCATCTTCTTCAGGGATTAAAACAATGTCAAAAGAAGTATTAGAAGTGAATACTTTTCCAATCTTTTTTCTTTCAGAAAAGGTGTCTGACTCGTTATACATTAAAAACATTTGAATTCCAACAACCGACTGATCGCTCTTTAAAGTTTCATTTATTGGGATAGATATGCCTTTTACTAAATTTTCATCAACTTCTGGCAAAACTTCTATTCCAGAATCTCCAGATAAGTACAAGTATGGGGAAGATTCTGTGTCAATTACCACTGGAACTTTTCTTTTATAAACATACTGGTCTTCATTTTTAACCACAGGATAAAACTTTCCTGCAGCAGGTGTATTAATTGAATAGAACTCTCCCTCATCAAAAGATAGTGAAGAAAGTCCCATATTTTTTATCTTTATATTTTCTGTACTAACTCCCCTTGAAGAAATTTCAATATGCAATGTTATGTAGTAGTTTGTAAATCCAGAAATGTCTTTTGGTGGATAAATAACAGTGCCATCGTTAATTTTATATTTTGTATCTTCTGAAGAAGTTATAGCCTCTCCTAAGTCTAATACTCTGTTCATTCCAATAAGATCTGTATTTGTAAATTGAGTATAAACTGTTTTTCCAATTTCAAGAATATTCTGTAAAGTTACATAAACTTTTGCTGATAGAGATTCTTGATAGGCTGAAGACTCTGCGTTATATTTTGAAAATATTGAACTTGGAGTATCAATATTAAATTGAATCATATCTAGGTCATATTTTAAATCTCCATTAGCTTGGGTTATATATTTACCAAAATATGAAAGTGGAATAGAGTTTTCCCAATATCCAGAAGCTCCAATATCTAGGGTCATCTCAGTATTGGTTGCTTTAGGAAGAAGCGTATATGAACCAATATACTCATAAAGATCAGTATTGAAGTTTTTAATTGCCAGCCCAGAAGAATTAAATATTTGACTACCGTCTTTATCTGTAAAGAAGTCATTGTTTATTGTTAAAGAAAATATTTTTCCTAAAAATACATCTTCTTGATTTCCTGCAAAGCTTAAGGAAAGTGTATCTGGTCTTGAAAAGAATGATCCTACAGTGGAGTAATATGTTTGCTCAATTTTATTAAAATCAATACCAACAGCAAAGCTAGAACTGGCTGAAATTGCTGTTGAGTTTAAAACAGTATCGTTATATAAATACTGAAGGCTTCCAGAATTAATTGCTACTTCAAAAACATTAGTCTCTGCGTTGTTTGATATATAAAGTAAAGACTGTCTAGTTGAAACATCGTTTGACGACTTTAATATAGAATGAATAGATCTTGTTTGATAATTTGTTTTATTTAATTTTGAAAAATAAATCTTTCCATAAGATCCATTACTTATGTATAAATCGTTTGGATCCATTACAATAAATGGATAATCTTCATCTTGAATTGTATAATTTTCTTCATAAAATCCTGAAGTTATTGCAGACTTTTGAGCACCAGACAAAGCGGTATTATTTGTAAATACTATTTCTGGAAGTTCGTACTCTGGTAAAGAAATACCTTGATTATTTGCAACTATATTGTTATAAAATCCATCTTCCCATTTTGTTCTATCTGGATATCTAATTGTAGAGCTGTATCCAGAAAATGGAAAGTCTACATAGGACAAGTTTCCATTAAGTGCTCCAATAATATTTTCCTGTTCTTGAACTCCCTGTCCAAATACATATCTTTTCTTTGCAACCTGTTCTGCAACAATATATGGAAATATTGAAAAAGAATCTATTTCATGCAAATAAATTTTATCATCTGTGTAAAATCCTAAAAAGTCTTCTTCTGCTGGTGGAAAAGTGCTAATGCTTAAAGATTCTATTGGAATTGATATTACCTTTTCTCCATTAATCATTAAGAAAATTTCATTTGGGCTCTGGCAAAAATGTACAAGCATTGGTCTATACCATTTACCAATAAAATAAGACTTTGTATACTTACCAACATTTACTTTTATAAAATCTTTATCAATATATATTCCATCATTAGATTTTAGTGGTCCAAAAATTCTTGATTGCGTAGTTTTTTCTGGACTAACTCTTAGCCAAAACTCTGTGGTCAGAGTTTTATTATATCCAAACTGATTTAAGAATCCTTTTCCTGGAAAAACTAGAGATGGAAAATTATTATACTGACTTGTTGTTAAATATATTGAAGAATCTCCTCCATCAATAAATTCTGCATAAGTTGATGATGCAGACCCAGCTTCAATAATAATTTCTTCTGCAGAAGATCCGTCTAGGAATGAGTCAATAATTTGAAAGGGACTTTTATTGAGTCTTATATTTCCACTTGATCCATAAACCATTGGAGTTCCAGCTAGTTCTGCAAGTAAAGAATTATTTAAAGAAAGAACATATCCGTTATCAGAATCATTATAGCCATAAGCATCTAGAACTCTGCATTGAATACCTCCTTCAAAATCTATTAAAGATGCAACACTTGCTGATAAAGAATTTGTAAAAACTCCAGTATCTACTGAATTATAAGGTTCTGACCATTGTCCAACAGAGACTCCATTAAAGTACAAAGAACTATCTGCTTCATTTGCATCCACAGTTGGATCAAAGACTATTCTTATAAAAGGGACAAAGCTATTAACCGAAGTTGTATTTGTGTGTGAAATCTTTTCCCATATATTAACATTTAAATAAGAATGCCTAGTATAAAATTCTTGTCCACCAACAATAAATCCTATGTCTGCATACAATATAGAAGTTTCTTCTGGAATATAAACATAGTTGGAAACACAAACGCTTCCCTTATTTGGATCAAACTCTAAATAAGATATTGAAGAAGATAAAGAAACCATGTATTCAACGGGAGATCCTGATGCTGAGGCTAAGTATATTTTATTAACTTCTAAATCATCAAAAGGGTATCCTGATAAGGTAAAGGCTGCAGAAGAACTTACAGCATTAATAAAATCCCAGTCAGATTCTGTAATTTCTTTTTCTTCTTGAGACAATAAGGAAACAAAGTAGTTTGGCTCATCCATTGACCACAAAGCCACTGGATGTTCTGCATAGACTCTGGAAGCATAAAGATTTGAACGTGTGTAGGACATAGATTACCTCTAGTCTATTTTATCATAGAGGCTACTTGGTAATATCTACAATCTCACATGCTCCAGCAACGCAGGATAGCTCTTGACTTCCAGTTGTTCCATCGGTTGTCTCATACAAAGAAAGCATGTCCCAACGAATTGAATCAGGCATCTTGCTTAACCAAGATTCATACTCTTCTTTAGATACTTCTTGATATGGTGCTTGTTTATATGAGTGCTCTACTGCTGGCAAAAAAGATACTCCACCAATTGAGTCAAAGTTATCAAACACCCAAGCTCCTACACGCATCCACTCGTCCTCTTCAACATTAACAGTTACACTTGGATTATGCTCTGTCCAATGAGTTCTATAAGTCTTCCACATTTCAAGATGATCAATCGCAGTCAAGTCTTTTGTAAGAATTGCATTTTTTGGAGCCTTAATTGGAAAATAGAATACTGTAGTTGCTTCAGGCTTCATAACATCTGGTTCAAATGGAATTCCAGAATCTTTTAAGAATTGTGTTAGTGGATCTTTATTATCTGCTCTAACACTTCTAATGTAATATTCTGAGTACCATGGGTGAATACCAGAGGATACTCCTGTAAGCTGTGAGACAGTTCCTGAAGGCTTTACACAGGTAATTGATACTGAAGGATTAATGTTTAAAGACTTAGCCTCTTTATCATTTACTGAAACAGATAGATCTCTCATCTCATCAAGAAGTGCTTCAAGGGCTTTTCCATTTGTAGCAGTAATCTTATTTCCATAAATTCCTGTTAAAGATACGCCAAGTAGTCTTTCTTCTTCACAATTATCTCTCCAAGTTTTTCTAATATACTTAAAGTTTGTCAAGGTTGATTGCCAAGTTCCAAGAATGGTAGCAAGGCGAACCTTTTCAAGCAAAGTTTCCTTTGTGTCAGATGCTTCAATTACAACTTCTGTAAGATTACAAAATTCATTTGGACGAAGTAAAATTTCTCCACAAGGATTTGTCCCACCAACTAGACTTGAATCTCTACGACCAAACTTATCAATATGCTTTCTAACAGAATCTATATTGTAGATACCACGCTCTCCAGACTTTGACTCATATAGGTTACGCCATTCACGAAGAAATTGTGCAGTATTTGGCTTAGAGTTGTATACAGCAGAGTTATTTGCTAGTGCTCTTTGTCCATTTCCTTCCCACCACTGACCACTCTTAGCCTTAGCCATCTCAAAGTCATCAAGATTTGAAAGTGAAATTAAAGCACTTCTGCGAACTCCACCAACAACAACAACTTCTCCAACCTTACACATAAGGTCGTGTGCTTCAATAGACTTTAATCGTCTTCCTGCAGCAAGTTTAAAAGTTTCAATAGTGAAATTAAATAAATCAACAAGTGGGTCTGGTCCAGATGCTCTTCCTCCAAATACTTTTAGTCTTGCTCCTGCTGGACGAACCTTTGAAACATCCCAGTTTGGAATTTGACCTTGATAAAGAAGTGCAATCAATTCTTTAAAAGCTTTTGCCCAACCAAGTTTTGAATCATCAACAACAATAGTTGTGTTTGTTTGGAAGAATGACTCAGCAATTACTGGGAGTTGATTAATATACTTTTGCTCAACGCTAAATCCAACACCAGTTCCATTCATCAAAATATACATTGCTTCATCAAAGGCTCTAGGGCTATCTACAGCGATGAAAGAACAGTTGTATGCTGCGATATGATCTCTCTCTAAAGCAGGTCCTGCTGTCATCAGTGCCCTCATAGAAGGCATTATGTGATGCTTTAAGATTGCTTCTCTGACTTCATCAAAGATCTTTGCATTTGGACTATAGCCATAGTTTAATACTAAATGGTCCTTCATAAAATTGCAGTACCTATCAACAGTTTCCTGCCAAGTCTCTCTGCGGTTTTCGCTTTCAATCCAGCGAGCATACCTTGAAATATGAATAAAATTGCGATAAGGATCTGTAATAGATCCATTGGAGTCAATAAATGACATTTAGTAACACGTCCTTCTGATAAAATGTAATAGATATATTCTACACGACTATTCAAGGAGAAGCAAATGGAGTTAACTATCCAAGAGGTAAATTACTATAACGAATTGGTAAAAAATAATAAAGCAACAAAAATAGAATGTAAGTTTGATACAGATGATACTGTTGTTTCTAGAGTTGACAGTAATGACAACGTATTTTTTTATTGCTTAGGATGCCATTCATCTTTTTATCCAGGAATTAATTTAATAGAAAAAATTAAAGGATATATTTCTTTAGCTACTTCTTAAAAAGCATTCTTGTATTGTTAGTTGGCTCTTGAATATATTTTCTATTAACAAAACTTTTATCCCCTGGCTTTTTAATTTTATCTTTTACAGAAAAAGTATCAAACACAGTTCCAGGGTTTAGATAAGAAACAATTCCTTGACCAATAACAAGTGCATACACCTCTTCGTCAATTTCTTTTGAATCATTTGTTAAATTAATAACTAAAGTTGGACATTTAAAGAATACCTCATATTCTTCTCTTGGGATAGATTGTTTAGAGACTGGTCTAGTTTTGATATCTGCCTTTGAACATTGATAATTAATTTTATTTGCAAGATCTTCCATCCCTTCAACATTGTTAAAAAAATGAGTGTTTAATCTTTCTTCTGCTGGATATTCAGGAGTTTTCAAACTAATACATATGTCAGCATTTTGTTCATGAACTGCTAAATTATAAGGAGTATTTTGTCTAATATATTTTTTTAAAAAAGTTTTAACTGGTTCCGAATATTCATCACTTTTAATAAATAGTTTAGCCATACATATATTATAGTGCAAGAATTTTTCTGCAAACCTCGTCCCAATCATATCCTCTTTGCTTCATAGAAAATTGTTCAGATATAATTTCACGATTCTTTGTTCTTTCTTCAAGCCTTGTTTTTGGATTTAAAAGTTCTGTCATATGACCAATCCATTCATCTGGAGTATTTGCAATTCTTCCAACCCCAGAGTCAGCAAATAGCTGATATTCTGGAAGTCCTCCAGAAGCGATAAATGGAATTCCTGCTGCTGCATTTTCTAGTCCTTTAAGATAAGACTTTGCATGATTAAATGGGACATCTCTTAGTGGAACAATTCCAACGTCCATTTTTCTATAAAGTTCTGGAACGCCTAACATTGTTTTCATGGGCTCTGTTGTACAAAGATGTTTTTCAATACCAATTTGATCAGATGCTGTTGGAGCATTAATAATATGTCCTGCATGGTGAAACTTTAAATGTTTTTTCTTTAAAAATTCTCCAAAGAATGGGTTAAGAGTTTCTAAATCTCCAGATCTCCATGGAGTTGCACCAACCCATCCAAAAGTAGGAAGCCATCCTTTATGATCTTTTCTCATATTCCATCGCTCAAGATCAATGCCATTTCTTACAATAAATATTGGCTTTTCTGGATATTTTGCTTTATAAAAATCATGCAAAAATGGAGTAGATGTAATTAAAGCATCTGCTTGATCCATAATTGCAACATAGTGGTCTCTATTATTATTTGGATTTGATTCTGGACTTGTTGTTTTATAAGCAAGATTTGTTTCTTCAAGACCTTCCATATGGTCATCAATATCAACAACAATTTTTTGACCAAGCTCTCTTGCTCTTTTAACATGGTCAACAAATCTTTCAAGCATAATCAGTTTTAATACAATAATGTCCCAACCATGAATTGCTTTCTCTTCTGGCAATAAAATTCCAAAAGCATGTTCTTCGCTAAACCCTGGGAGACCAATTCCACTTTCCCAGCCATGCTCCTTCAATTGCTTCATTGGCAAGTAACATCTATACCAACCACAGCCATTTGGTTGCAATGGTTTTACACCAAATGACCAGTCATAAGTTAGAAAAGCAATTGTTGGAGTTGGCATAGGTATTACTTCTTTGTAACTTTCTTAGCTGCCTTAACAACTTCTGTTGCAACTTCTTCTGGAGTTGAGTTTCCAGAAATCTTTCCAAATGCAATATCATTCTTGTTAAAATAACGAATTGCAACTGGAGCAAACGCAGCTACCAAAGCATAGACATATGTATATGGATCAGTATTTCCTGACATATACAATGCAAGTGCTGCACCTAAAAATGAGCGACCATAAGATTGCAGCATTTCTTTTTGTGATTTTGTTAAACTTAGTACCATGTTAATTCTCCTGTCTATAGTACTTTGTAAAAGTATATACTAAAAAAATAATATTGTCAAACAATTTTTAAATACCATGTTTCCACTCAGTTCCATTCCACATTCTTGCCTGTGCTTCTGTCCAAGTAGATCCATTCCAAACTTTTGGCAAAACTGTTACATAAGAAGATCCATTCCATACTTTAGCTACACCACCCATTGTTTTTGCAGTTAAGGATGATGCAGAGCTTTCTCCAGCCACATTAGCAGCAGTTACAGTGTAAGAATAATCTGTATATGGAGATAGTCCTGTATGAGTATAAGATGTAGAACCATTATTTTGAAGCACTGTTGATCCATTACGAAGCACATAGCTAGTTACGGCAGAACCACCATTACTAGATGGTGCAGACCAGGATAATGTTATTTGACCAAATGTAGAAGTGTCAGCACTGAATGACTGAGGTGCACTTGGAACTGTTCTAGGGGTGCTAGATGTGCTTACTGAAGGACCAGCAAGACCATCAGAGTTTACTGCACGAACATAGACAGTAAGTGATACACCATTAGTGCCACTAACATTAAATGGATTAGACGGAGTAGTATACCAGGTAGCATCGTCTGTTGAATATTGATAGTAAGAAATTGCTGAACCACCGTCATAAGATGGTGCTCCATAAGTTACAGTAATACCTCCATCATATGGGGATGAAGATGCTGTTGGTGCATAAGGTGCAACAGCTGGAATTCTTGCAGACTCTGAATATGAAACTGTGGCAGTATTTCCAAATGAAAAAAGACCACTTATTGAAGAAGAAACTGTTGCAGTCTTAGTTTCACCAGGACTTCCATATACTCTATATAAATGTCCACTTGCTACTGCTTCAGACCATAGTACTTCAGTTCCACCGCCAGAGGGAATGCTTACAGACGTTGAACTAGCAGCACGAGACCAGTTTCCAGAAATAGACCAGCTATTACTACTATCACTAATTGCATAATCTGAATTTAAATCTATACCTAAATAAAAATCAATACGGTCTGAATATACATATGGAACAATAGTTGCACCAAGTTTTATATATTTTTTAGTAGTACCCGTTGTATAATTATGTACTGAAGTTCCCCAGACATCAACCATTTTATAACCCCGTTACTTGGAACCAGATATCTCCAACGGCAAGTGCTGTAGGTTGTGCAGCCTGAACAAATACTGTTCTACCTGCAGAAGAACTTGCAACTTTAAGTAGTTTAGAAGTATCTGTAATGCCATGAATACTTGTAGTATCTGCCTCATGTGATGAAAGTGCGGATGTTCCAGCATTTATCTGAGTTTGTATAGAAGAAGTGACTCCGTCAAGATATCCAATTTCTGTTGACGTTAAGGTTCCAGGAATTCCATCTAGAACATTTAGTTCTGTAGAATCTACAGTTAATGCCGAACCACCATTAATTGTTCCACCAGTAACTACTGGACTTGATAAAGTTTTATTAGTTAAAGTTTGTGAGTTTGTTGTACCAACAATAGCACCAGTTGCACCATGTATATTTGATGTAGCTGCATCATGCCCAGTAAATAGTGTATCGTTTGCATCAATTCTTGTGTCAAAATCTACAAGGGTTGCATGAAGACTTACATCTCCAGTTGTATTTCCAATGCTTGAATCTCCATAGTAAAATAATTCAAAAGCATTTTGAATATCTGCATTATCATCTAGTCCTGGAACATATGTATCAAAAGTAGTATCATCAAAATCTTTAGTTACGCTAATTTTTTGTTTTGCCATTTTAACCTGCTCCTGCCGTTATATAAAAGTTTATAGGAATTGCAGAAGAAGAAAGTAGAGATACTGATCCAGAGGATAGTTCTGCACCCTTTAATTCTACAATAAAAGTTTTAACACTAGAAACTTCAGTAATTGATTTATTTGCTATAGATATAAAAGCTGGATTATTTAATTCTGCTGTTGCCTGAACTAAAATAGTATCTGCATCCAAACTTTCTGGAGCACTAGAGTAAAAATCTGCAAGTGGAATTGATATAGATCCACTTCCTGAAGTAAAATTTACTAATTCTTGAATGCTATGAGATATTGGTTGAAATTTTAAAATTGATTGCCAAGAACTACCACCAGGAACTGCATTAAGTTTGTAAACAACTCCGTAGTTTCCACCAAGGAGTCTATTTATATAAAGGTCATTTACTTTTGCATCTACAAGAATTGAGGCGTTTTGTGCAGGAGTTCCAACTCCAGAATAGAACTGTGACCCTCTTTCTCCTTGTGGACCAATGTCAACACTTACAGATACTGAGGCAGGTGGTCCAACTACAACTAATTCATCATTAGATATAATAGTATCTATTGCCATACTAAGTTACCGCCACATCTTGTGTAACACTTATTGTTCCAGTTAATAGCGTAAATACTTTTCCATAAGATGAAGAAGATGCACTTGTGTTTTCAATTTGTAGATCATAAAAGTATGTTGGTGCAGTTAGTTTTCTACCACCATCTGGTTTAATCGTGCAGGAAACATGGTCTCCATCTTCAACCGTTGCTAAAGCTTCTGTAACGTCTAAAGAATCTATTACGGATGCAGATGCACCTCTAGATGTAGCAACTAAAAATAAAGGTTCGTAAGATGAAAGGTCGTCAAATACCCCACCAGTTGAATTTTTAGGGTATACAAAAAACTCAAAAGTGTCACCAGCATAGTAGTTAAAATTATATGTACCTGGAAATGCCATAGTTAATCACCTTAAATTATTATACCACGTTTAGTAAATTTTGCATAAATATACACCCTTTACCATTTCGTTATAAACTTGTCTTCGTGTTCTGTAAAAACTTGATGTGGATAAAAATCATAAGCCATCTTATTTTCTAGCTTTATTTGTGCTATCCAAAACTCAGCATCTTGTCTATAGTTGTTTGCACAAGGGCTCAAAGTTCTCATTGCTTCAACTGTTGTCCACCAAAAGTTTCCTAAAAAGAATCCATCATATTTTTTAATATTTTCCCACCTTGTTTCCCCTGGAATATCCATTTCATTTCCATACGCATCTTTAACTAAATGCATCTGACAATAATGAGTACCAGCCAAGACATATCCTTCATTTAATTTTTCTACACAATCTTTCCAATTTACAACATTAAAATATGTCATAGATCTTCTATGCTTTGCCCCAAAAATATTATGATTGTTAGAGGATTTTGTGTGAGCGTAAAAAATATATCCATCATTTTTTAAAGAGAATTCGTACATTGGATTAATTGTTACTTGCTCCCACCCACTATCAGCTTCTGCAACAATGTTAAAATTGTCAAGTTCCTTGTGCAGATAGTCTTTTACATCTTTTCTATTATCACTTAGTCCAATGATTCCAAAATTTATGCTATCTAATTTTTCTAAAAGACCATACCTTCTTAAAGCGTGAATATGCTCAGACAAAGGCTGAAGCCATTTTCCAGAAGATCCTATGTGATAGAAATGGTGTAACTCTTTTCCTTTATACACTAAAAATCTCCATAATTAACTTGTAGACATGTTAATCCTAAACTTCTCCACATATCAACAACTGATTGCCTATCATCTAAAACACAAAGAACGTTAAATTTTTCTTTAATATAATTTTCATAAATTTCTTTTTTAACTTCATGATCTTTTCTAGCATCACCAGTTTTACGCATATATAGCTTAGAAAATGGAGGGCAGTTGTCTACCAACCACTTATAAGTTTCTTCGTAGCAAGAATCTTCACGACCAGTTATAAAAATCAATGTCTTGCTATTTTTCCAAAGTGACTCAGCTATTTCTATAATGTTTTTATCTGGAATATCTGATCCAACTTTGCTAAACTCATAGATACCTCTATCACATCTATGAGCTACTGTTCCATCAATATCTACTAAAACTACTTCATTTATAGACATAATTTCTACTTAGAGCATTTACATTGTTTGCACTTGCAGTTTGGATTCTTTTTACTAGTTTCTTTTGGCTTACTAATAAACTTTGAGATTGTTTCTAAGCATAAGTTACATGCACTTACAACTGAAAATCTTTTACTAATCATAGTTCCTCCTAATCAAAAAAGCTTTCTATTTCTTTTCCAGAATACCAGTCTTTATTATTTTTACTATTATATGAAAAATTGTTAATTTTATTATCATTATGTAAAATAAAGAATTCTCCAACATCTTCTACCGTGCCAAGTTCCAAGCTAGATAAAATATCTTCATCAAGCTTTTCTCCAGCCCTGGTTCCAGTTATATCTATTTGCGATTCAGATACAAAAGACTTAGCAATATCATAAATATTGGCACTCTTCATTTTAGGAACAAATAGTTCTCCACCAATCATTTCCTTAATGAATTTAACAGACCACATAGCAGCTTCAGAACTTCTAATAAAAAATCTTGTCATATCTTTATGAGTTACAGTAATTCTTTCATCACTGTTTTTTATAATTTTCCATTTTTGAAAAATTGATCCATTGCTTCCAATTAAGTTACCAAACCTTACTACAGAAAATTTTGTATCAGAAAGTCCATTAGAAAGTATTACATTCTTTTCAGACAAAAGTTTACTTACCCCATATATACTTGTTGGAATACAAGCCTTGTCTGTTGATACGAGCAGTACTTTCTTTACTCCATTTTGAATTGCTGCATTTACAACATTACTTGTTCCTAAAACATTTATTTTAATAGTTTCATCTGGAGACTTTTCTGCCAAATCTATGTGCTTTAAAGCTGCAGCATGAAAAACATAGTCTACACCTTTCATTATGGTAAATAGGGAGTCATAGTTTTTTATGTCTCCAACTACATACCTAACTCTATCATCATTAATAGACATAGAAGATTCAAACTGCTTAGTTTCATTTCTAGAAAACATAATAATCTCTTTAGTATCACAAAGGTTCAAAAGTGTCTTGCAAATTTCTGTTCCCAATGAACCTGGACCACCTGTTATAAGATATTTTGACATTATTTTTCTTCTTTCTTAAACCCTGGAAGGCTTAGTTTTTTAGTGTGATTAAGTATATCAAACTCTTTGTCATACAGTCTTCCTTTTAAGTATGCTCCAGCATCCTTAGTTTCTTTTCCAGAATGCTGGTACTCTCTTAGTTCTGCATACTTTAAATAGTCTTCATAAAACTCTTTATCTTTATAAATAAGAGTTTCTCTTGTTTCAAAACTTTCTATGTATCCTCTTTCTATTGGAAAAAAGGTAAAAAGTGGCTGATCCTTTTTTATAGTAAGTCTTCCAGGTTTTACAAATTTATAATTAAATGTAAAAGTAAAAGGAAGCCAATCAGTTTCTACGATTCCATCAAATGGTTGTAGACCTATAGCTATTTGATTTGGAATACCTCTAACATAAAGTGAAACATTTTTTGATGTTCTTATAATAAAATCTGGAACAACAGAGAGTATTCCATGACCAAATTCAGAGGCTGCAAATTGAAAAGGAGAATCTTTTTCAAGATCTACTGTAAGAGAATGCTTTGAATCTCCTCCATCCCAGGTTGCAGTAAATTCACCTGGAGATAAAACTGTCCAGCCATAAGAGTTAACCATGTTCATTGGAACGCATTTATAAGCATTTCCATCTGTTTTATCCATCCATTTTCTTTTTACCTTATTTGGAACAACTTCAAAAACATCTTCATCTGATATTCTGCTTATCTCTATATATTTTTTATTAAACATTTTCTTGCATAGCCTTTACTACTTCTAATCTTTTTTTAGCCACATCGGTTTGTTCTTGAGAAATATCAACACTTATAGCATTTCTATTCATAGTATATGCTGCATAAGCAACTGTTCCACTTCCACCAAATGGGTCTAGCACTAAAGCTTTTTCTTTGGTATACATTTCTATAAATCTTTCTGGAATATCTTTGATAACAGTATAGTTAACAATTTTAGGATAATTAAGTCTCAACGTTTTGTCAACTATATCTTCTCTATTAGTGTTATTTAAATACCAAATTGGGTCTCTAAATTTTTTTACCTTAAAAGGATTTGAGTAAAATGCCTTGTCATCTTTAACAAGATGAAACCACAAAAACCAATCTTTGTAAATAGCTTCATCTATATTTGACTTATTTTCATCATCTAAAATTTTATGAATAATTGTATCAGGATGCTTAAGATTTGTTTTTTTTAAAACCTCAGTAATATAGCTATGCATCAAATTATCTTCTGGAGAAATCTCAATCCAAATACTCCCAGTTGGCTTTAAAACTCTTTCCATCTCTTTTGTGCTTTTAATAAGAAGCTTTAACATTTTTTTAGAATTAAAGTTTATTTGTTTTCTTGGATCTCCGCCATAGTCAGTAGGATTTCTATTTATAAAAGGGGGTGCTGCAATAATTAAATCTACTGAATTACTTTCAATAAAAGATAAGTTTGTTGCATCTCCCGTTACAAACTTTACGTCAACCATCGTTTATTCCTTCTTGTAGTCAAATTGATCTACATCTATATTTACATTGTTCCATTTTCCTAATGGGCATTCTGCATCAAAAAGCTTAGTCTTTGCATCCATAAAGCATCCACATTCTTTACATTGTCTTGTTGCTTTTATTAATCTAGGACATTCTAAACATATAGACATTCTTTCTTTTTGAACACTGTCAACTACCTTTTCAATATTTTTATTAAATATGTCCCAAGGTCTTACAGGTCTTTTTGTTTTTTTTAAAGCATCTTCATCTATTTTTGGATAGATTAAGTCTGGAACATCTGGCAAATCACTCATGTCAATCCTTAACAATAAAATCTTTTGGTATGTAACCATTTAAAAGAGGTCCACGCCTACAATCCATTTTAGCATATTTTTCATATTTTGCAACTAGCCTTTTATTGTCTGGATTTGATATAAAGTTTAAATAGTTAGATATTGCCTTATCTGCAACTTCCTCTTGTTTTCTTACACTTAACAAATCTCCAAAATAAGTTCTTTCGCCACCAAATTCATTTATATCATCCCCATATAAATGTGCTATTGGAAAATCTTTTATATTTAAAAATACTAGGGCAAAGTCATTTCCAACTAGATTAATGGTTTGAATTAATTCTTCATCATAAAATATTGCATCTTTAAAAACTCCAGTATTATTAATAAAATTTTTATCCCCAAAGGCGAATGCTCCATTAAATTTTACACATGGTATAAACTTGTCTAAATTAGCATTTTCTGGAATTGGGGTATCATCCCACTTTGGCAAATATCTTAAGAAAAAGTCATCAACAATTAAATGAGGATATCTTGGTAGACAAAATTCTCCAGTATGCCTAGATCTTTCTGGCTGGTATGAATAGTATGGAATATATGAAGTTAAAACAAACTTTTCTATGCCACTTTGATCTTTGAATTCTTTAAATAATTTTATTAAGTAAGAATCCCAATTTTTATCAAAATAGGTATGAGAGTCTACCTGAAGCATATAGTCTTGTCCAGAATAAAGTTGATGGGATCTAAATCTACCATCTCCAGTACCATATTCAGATACTTTTCTTCTTTTTAACTTTATAAATTCAGCAGATATATTTGGATACTTTTCTGCTAACTTTAAAACTTTATTGTACTCTTTTTTATTTAAGTCTTTAAAAGAAACACCAACAAATATTCGTTCTGGATATTCAGCAGCTTCAATAGCATTTTTTATAGTGGCAGCTGTTTCAGTATCAACCATTGATGGTATAGCAATATAAATACTTTCCATTAAGAGTACGTCTTTCTAGTCCACCATCTTCTTTTATACCAATTAAATGGAGGATTTTCCACCTCATGAGCTTCTGGATGTTCTTTAAATGGTTTGTCATCAACTACATCCATAGACCAGTTATCTCTTTTAAATGGAATAATTTGAATTATTGGAGTTCCTGCTGGAATTACCCCAGAAAAATCTTTTTTCATAACAAAAGGGAAATTAATTACAATTGGATGCTTATCTGTGTCAACAATTCCAGTAAAGGATTTAAAAGGTAGGTCTGCCCTATTTAAAGGATGAATAAATAAGCAACTGTATCCTTTTGGAGTTTCGATTAGCCATTGATTAATCCATTTATGTGGCTGTTCATGAAATTCAGGTCCAACATCAACACCCTGAGTTTGTGATAAATAGTGATTAGAATTAATTTCAAACGGCGAGTCATACCAAAAAGATCTTTCTTCTCCATTAAAATGAACATCCACTGGCAGAGTAATCATATATCCAGAAGTTAGTGCATCTAAAACTGGAACACATTTTTTAACTGTTTCTATTTTATCTGCAGCACCTGGCAACTTTCTATACCATTCTGGAACCAGTCTACTTGCTGGAGAAGGATGTGGTATATCTATTTGTGGAACGCAAGATGTAAATTTAATTTTTTTATTGACCATATTCAAAAAATTCTTCTTCTTTGTAAGCCCATCCTACATTTGGCTTAACTTCTTCAGGGTCAAATTCTACAATTAGTGGCTGACTTAAAAGCAAAGCAGCTAATCTGTTTTGTGCTCTCATAATTTCCTGAACTTCTCCATCTAAAATAATTGCTAAATAGTTAATTTTAGATTCTGGTGGTGCTGGAGGAACGGCATTTGAATCTAAAGAAATTTTACTTCGATACTTTCTTCTTCTAGTAAAAAAGTCTCTAATAACTTCTCTAGTAGTTAAAACTCTTATATTCTCACTATGATCGTGGCTATGAGACATTAAAAATATTCCTTTCTATGCCAATATTTTTTCTTATAAGTTCCTTCTTTTTTTCTAACATCATGCCCTTGTCTTTGAATGGTATCTTTCAAAGCAGGGTTATGAATCATTTTCCATCTTTTTCTTTTAATTGGAATAATTTGAGCAAAAGGTGTTCCCTTTTCTATAACTCCTACAAAATCTTCTTTAATAAAAAATGGGATATTGCCATTTCCAAAGAACTTATCACTATCCATTATTGCAGAAGATGTTGTAAAAGGCAAGTCTTGTCTATTTAAAGGGTGTGTTACTAATACGCTATAGCCTCTTGGAACTTTAATCCCCCATCTACCTGACCAAACCATATGATTGGGTGCATGTCCTGCTGGTCTTGGCATTGTAGATCCAGACTGCTTTGGTCTTTCTTCAACAAAATTATCCCAACCTTGTGGAGCATTCCACTTTATATCAAGATCTCCATCTTCAGTTTTTCCAACGTATATATCAAATGGTACTACTAATGCATATCCAGATATCATTGCATCTAGAAATGGAACACATGTTTTTAGTCCAGCACTTGTTTTTTGAGTTCCTTCTTCAATTGCTAAATCTTCTTCTGAAGAAAAATGTGTTTCTGCTTTTTTATACCATTCAGGAATGAATTTTTTAATTAGATCTGGTTTACCAATTTCCATTGATTCTGAGCATACAAAATGTATTAATTTCAAGATGAGCCCCTATTAGAATCCTTCTAGCTGAGATTCACCTGGATAAGAAAATTTACCGTCAATATATTTCCAACCAATTTTAGCAAGATCTCCAGGAAGGACTCTTACAAATTTTGGTTGAGATAAAAACTGTGCAGCCTGTTGACCATCAACGTTCATTATTTGAAAAATAGTGTCATCAATAATTAAAGCAATGTCGTATGGAAACGCAGTAACATCATGCTTAGGTGCAACTAAATCTGGAACACCTGGTAGCTCATTTTGCTCTGTCATAAAGATTCTCCTAGTTGGTCTCTATAGTTATTTCATCAATTGTTGTTCCTTGAGAATAACTTGAAGGTTTAATCATTATACCATATTTTGCATTAATTGCAACTCCTGTTGGAGTGTAGGTTAGATCTGATCCAATTTGTGTAGATAGGTCTGTATCTGAATATGGCTTAATTGTTGCTGTTGCAGAAGTTTTTGCTGGATTTATTGAAGATATTATAACTCTAAAAGACTGTATGACACTTGCTATAGTCCAACTTGTTAAAGTTGAAACTGTATTTGCAACGGACTGTATAAATCTAATATATTGTGGGTAGCAAGTTTGACAATTGCACTGATAAAAGGTAGCTGCATTAAAAGAAGCACATGGGTATGAGGCTGAGTTACAATTAAAAGCCCAAGTATTGCAGGTCCATGCATATGCATTACACACGCTTGAATAAACATTACATGAAAACATTGAGTTTGATCCATTACAGTTTCCAGTATTATATCCACCATTACATACTCTAGACCATCTTGTACATGGGCTAAATGGAGTACTCATTGCATTACATGGACTAGTATATGATCTGCAAAATCTATTTCCAACAACATCACAGAAATAAGATCCGCCATTACAAGGATAACTAGCTGCATTACAAGCATAGTTTGCTACAGTACATGGATAATCTCCTGCATTGCACACATAGTTTGTTGTGGCACAGTTTCCAGGAGTTGTACATGTTTGACAATTACAACTTATAGTTTCTTGATCAATTCCTACTGCAAACCAGTTTCCACTATCCGTAACCCATAGTGCTGCAGTAGAACCTTGTGTAACGCCCTTTAAACTAATGGTGACTTCTTCTTTTGGCATATCAACTGAAGCTAATGGATAATTTGATGGAGTTTGACCATCTGCTTTATCAGAAGTAATATTGAAAGATCCTCTAATTATATTCCACGTTGATCCATCAGAGGATGTTCCAATACCAGTTTGGTTAGCTCTATTAAAGGTGTCTCTAAATATTTTTCTTGTTGACTGTGCAACAGATCCTATAAGTCTTAGTCTCATAATTTTATTATACCGTAAGGTCTCCCATCAATAACCAAGTATTTGCTGCAGTTTTAACAATTGCTGCCGAAGACCATTGTGCTCTAAGCTTTTTACCAGGTGTGGCATTTATTGTTGTTGTTGCTGGAGTTACTGCACCTACTGTAATTAATCCAGTGCCTTGCTGAACAACGTTTATCTGTGTTCCAATTGGAAAATTAAAAGTGGCATCTGTTGGAATTAAAAGATTTCCAACTGTTGTAGAATTATCTAGCATTAAAAGTTTTCCATCATCAGTAGATGTAATGGTATATGAATTTGTAACAAATGTAGGTGTTGAAATATCAACATGTGAAATAACATTTCCAGTTGTAGTCAAAGAAGTTCCAGTTGCTGCTCCAATATTTGGAGTAGTAAGAGTTGGTGAATTAGAAAATACTACAGATCCGCTTCCAGTTTCATCTGATAGCAGTGCTGCTAGTTCTGAAGAGTTGGTAAATGATGATCCGCCACCAGTCATTTCTACCCATTCAAGACCGTCAACTGTTGCATTTACTGCAAGAACATAGCCAGCACTACCTAAAGAAGTAAGACCAGTTCCACCATATGCATATCCAATTGTTGAGCCATTCCATGTTCCAGCTGTAATAGTTCCAAGAGTTGTAATGCTGTCATCACCCGTATATGTCCCACCTGCTACTGCTGCCAAAGTTGCGTTATAAGCTTGAACATCTGTTCCAATTGTAAGACCAAGATTTGTACGAGTTGTTGAAGCGTCTGTAACTTCAAGAGCACCAATCTTTAATGTATCAAAAGTAGCACCTGTAAAATCAATAACATTGCTTGTTGGATCTAAAAGATTTGAAGCTAACTTCCATTTTCCAGAATCTGATGCATCTCTAATTAGTCCAGTATGGTAATATGCAGAAGAACCATGATTTAGTGCAGCAAATATACCAACATCAACCGAGTCATTGGGATTACCTTCTGCAAGGTAAATTAAAGGATCTGTTACAACTAAATCAGTAACATTTACATAAGTTAAAGATCCACTAATAGATCCTGTTATATTTATATCTCCATCAACGTGGATATCACCAGCTACATGTAAATGATCACCAATTCCAACACCACCTGTTACAACTAATGCACCAGTTGTAGTTGAAGTTGAAGTTGTTGAATTTGTAATATTTACTTGGTCAGAAATTGTAGATGTTAAGTATGATCCAATAGGCTGGTAAGTAGTAGAAGCTGAAATTTCTGTTAGATACCCAGTAAAGTCAACATTTTGCCAAGATACACTTGCTCCATTTGTTTGTAAAAATTTTCCATTGTTACCAGTTTGATCTGGATAAGAAGATCCTGAAGCTATTGTTTCATTTACCCATTTTGAAGTAGACGTGTCCCAAACAATTGCCTGTCCATCTGTTGGAGTTCCAGTAATTACAACATTTGAAAGACTATCTAATGTATGATTATGACCTATTACAGAATATGTGGCAGATGCACTAGACTCTGTTAAATAATCTTGAAATTGTACCCATTCTTGTGTGGCTACATGTTCATCATATATTTTTACAAATTCATCTGGTTGTAAAACAATGCTTCCATTAGCAGAAACTAGATTTAGATTGTTATATCCAGTAATTGTAAAATTATTTGATCCCGAAGAAATTGTATGTTCATAATCAATATCGTTAAAAGTCATATCACCACTAACAAAAGCAGCACTCATTGTTTTATTTGATAAAGTTTCAACTCCACTAATTGTTGCATAGTTTCCAGCTGTTTGATAAAGTGTTGAAGCATCATAAGTTGTTAAATAGGTATTGCTATCTATTACCCAATCATCAAAAATATTTTTCTTTAAAAACCCTGAAGATCCAGATAGTGCTGCAATTGCAGTTAAATCTCCATCTAATGGTTGATATAAAGAATTTGCAGAAGCAGGTGTTAAGTATGAATTTTCTGCATCTAGTTGTGTTAAATAAATATCAGATGCATCTACCTGAGTCAAATAAGTTGAAGATGCAGTAAAGGTTGGCAAAAATTCTGTTGGATCTAAACTCCATCCAAGACCCCCATCTGAACGTAATATTCCAGGAGCACCCTCTAGGGCTGTTAGGTTAAATAATCTTACACTAAAAGGTTGATACAAAATAGCTGCTGAACTAGTTGTTAAATATTCTGATAAATCTTCTGTTGTTGCAATTCCAGCTTCATTTGCTGTTTTATTTATCCATAAACCATTTGATAAGTCATAAGATAGTAGTTCATTATTTTGAATAGATCCAGAAATTAAAACACCATGAAGTTCATTTAGTTCATACCCATTTTGAATATTTATAAAAATTTCACCAGAAGATGCATGGGCTTTAACAACATACCCAATAAATACTGAGTGTGCTGGTTCTGCAGGAATAGTAGTTGTAT